GCGAAGGTGCCATTGACCGTTGCGCAACTGAAGGCGCTCACCGATGCGAATCTGCCGGCATCATCGAGCACGGCGATTCTCTCGCCAGAGCAATTGAACGTTCTGGATAAGGCTGGAATTCCAGCGACCATGGAACAGAGAACGCGAACCGTCTAGTCCGGTCAGTGAAAGTTAGATGGGAACTGCAATTCATCCCGCTCAGTCAGTACCGGAAGTTGCTCTTTCTGGCGTGGGCGCTTCGCGGATTCAAGGGCAAGCCGTGAAGAAGGCTTGGCTATGGTTCTGGGGCTGGGTGAGCGCCATCGTGCTCGCCTGGCGCATCCAGCGGGCCACGATTGACCCTTGTGCGAAGTGTCCGGCGTGCGGAGCGCGGCAAGGCAAGATTCAGTGGCAGGACGGGCTTGTCTGGCCAGACCAGACGAAGGGCTGCGTCCTGCATACGTGTCAGGTGTGTTCGGCAGCATGGGGAGAGAAGCCGATCGTGCAAGCGAAGGCGTGGGCTCTCAAGGAGCCGATGGAGCAGCGCGGCGACGCGGCTCCGTTCCTGAATCGTCCAGCGCCGGATCAGTCTAGGAGCTTTCAGTAATGCCACCGATGTTGCCAGATGGAGCGAAGTATCTTTCGCTCAACCAAATCATGCCTACTGGCGGCTCGGGGAACATACGCGATATCGCTAGTAATTTTTGGTTTTCGCCTCTTCAGCCGATCACTCCAACGGCGCCCAAAGATTTAGCGATTCGCCAGTACCAGTATCAACCCGGCGCGAACATCATCTGGCAACCGGGACAGGATACTGGCGCGGCCGGCTTCTGGGTATTGCGCGAAGTGGCCGACTCGTGGGATATGCTGCGTATCGTCATCGAGACGGTGAAGGACCGGCTCTGCGAAGGCGAATTAGAGTTTCGACTCATTCCGCAACCGGGCGAGTCTAAAGCCGATTTAAAATCGAGGACCGAAGAAGATCCGCGCATTACTAAACTGAAAAAGTTCTTCAAGTGCCCAGACGGTCGCCACTCGTGGGAAGTATGGCTACGGATGTTGATCGACGATATGCTCGTGCTCGACGGCATTGCCATCGGACTACAGAGAGACACGAAGGGTCGCATCGCATCGCTTATTCCTGTAGATGCCTCGACTATCGCAAGAATGTTAACGGATCAGGGGTTCACTCCTCCGCCTCCGAGTGTTGCTTTCCAACAAATTTTATATGGCCTTCCTGCAAAAGATTTGACCACTGACGATCTGCTTTACGTGATGCGCAACGAGCGCACCTTCCGCAGATATGGTCTGAGTCCGGTCGAACAGTGCTTAACGATGATTGCCATCGGGCTCAATAAGCAGACGTTTGATTTGAAATTTTGGACGGAGGGCAACATCCCTGAAGCGATGTGCTTCCTTCCTCCAGACTTGCCGATGGACAAGGTGAACGAGATTCAGGGTTGGTACGACTCGATCTTGTCAGGTAACCTCGGGAAGCGTCGGAGACTTACGTTCCTGCCTGGGTATGGTTCGGCACGAGATGCGGCTTTCCGTCCGAACATCATTTTCCCGAAAGAGGCAGCACTTAAAACGCCGTGGGATGAATGGCAGTTTCAAGCAATCTGCTACGCGTTCGGCACGTCGCCATCTTCGATGCTCAGGCAAGTAAACCGCGCCACAGCTCAACAGAGCGCTGAGAGTGCGGAAGAAGAAGGCTTAATGCCGAAGCGCCGGACGATTGTCAACATCATTGACAAGATCGTCCAAGACTACTTCGGCTTCGACGATATCGAAACGGATTACAAGCAGTCGCGCGAAGTCGATGCCGTCAAGCAGATGACGGTTGATACGGGTTATGCGAAGTGCGGAATCGTTACGATTGACGAGATTCGTATTGATCTCGGCAAGGATCCTCTCGGTCTGCCTGAGACGCAAGAGCCTGGCGTACTGACACAGAACGGCTTTATCCCGCTCACGGCTGGGATAATCTCTCCAGGGGGCGGCGGAGCGCCACAAGGCCAACAGCCTCCAAACGCACCGGGCGGCACCGGAAAAACGCCGCCCAAAGGAGGGAAGAAGCCTTTGCCGGGGAAGCCCGCACAGGCAGCGCTACCGCCAAAACAGGAATGGAGCGGATCGCAGAGCGGGCCTGCAGGGGCGCTGGTGGCTTCGAAGGCGGTCGAGTTTCTTTCGACTGAGGTGGAGGAGTCGCTGACGGAGTTGGAGCGCGAGGTGCTGGGCAAGCGGCTGAGCATTCAGCTTTCGCCAGCGTACACGACGCCGCAGTTGCTGAGTGCGCAGGTGAAGATTGAGCACATTCTGCGAAAGGTGTTCATGCGCCAGAAGGACCGAGCGGCGCAGGCGGCTGGCGAGATCAAAAAGAAGTACGCGGCGAAGCGGAGTTACTGAAGTTTTCCACAGGGAACTTCCCACTGTGGACTCATTTTGAGACACCCTGTCATGAGCAAGCGCATCAAGATCACGCGTGAGCAGTACGAGCGGCAGACCGGATTCAAGCCTGACAAGCACTCGATAGGCGTTTGCATGTATCGCAGGCGCAACGGGAAGGACGAACTGGTCTGCGAGTACGTGTTCATGGACGGCAGCGAGATGGACGACATTGAGCGGCTCGGAAGGCTAATCGATCCACGGTAAGACGGAGGGCACATGTCCAAGAAAAAGCAACCGACAAGAAAGCGCAAGATTCACGTGGTCAAGGTAGAGCGTCCTTCGCATCCAGCAGAGCCAACGCTGGTGACGCTGGCAGTGCATGAGCCTATCCCGTTGCCCGAGGTAGCGTTGCCTAGCGAACCAGTGGAAGTCGAGGTTGGCGATTTCAATGACTATGCAGCGGACAAGTCGGCGAAGAACGGCGGAGTACTGGCGTGGCTGCGAGCACATCTCTGGTAAGGGTGAGCAATCCGGAACATCGGGACAGCCAACCGTCCACGTAATCTCAACAAGGAGGATTTGATTATTCTGGTAAGTTCGGTTCATCGTTACGGTTAGTCCACTCGTAATCTCAACAAGGAGGATTCGATTATGCTTCGACTCGTAATTGCCCCTAAGACAGCAACGATTGCGCCGGGTGCGCTCCAGCAATTCACCGCAAGGCTGCTTGACGAAGAGTTCATTGACAGACCGCCGGCATTAGCCGCGACGGCGAAGGAAGGGATCGAGTGGCAGGAGAGCAAACTTCGGGACGAACCCCGGCTCAAGGCCGAGAGCATTGCAGACCGGAAAACGGGCGGTCCGACTGGACCGTATGATCCTTTGACGGCAGCCGACCGACAGGGGCGAGATCCGGTGTATTCCTCGGACCCTAACGACTACGATCCGCGGCGAGCGGAAGGACAGAACCCGCTTATCCCTGCTAACCAAGCGGAGCACGCCGAATGGCACAGACAGAATCCAGGGAAGACGCGGCTGGATACTCTCCCGGTCGCGGGAGAGCAGAAGCGGCCGAGCGTCGTGATCAACACGAGCTATGCTGGCATCTACGACTATCCGAAAGAAGAAGTGGAGTGGCTGGACAGACATCGCGGCAAGACGCATGCGCACTACGAAGCGTTTATCAACGCTCCGGCTCTGCCGGCTCTGAAAGTGAAGTGGAGTGCGACGGGCGGGACGATTGACGAGAACGGGCTATTCACGGCTCCGAACTCCGACGCCACGGTGAGCGTGACGGCAGCGAGTGTGGACAACGCCGAAAACTTCGACACGGCTGTGGTCGCGGTCGGCAAGGGCGGGGCGGTGGATCGCAATGCCATGCAGACCTCGCAATACGGGGAAACAGTCGGCAACCGTGCGTCGATCATCGGTCGCGGCGATGGACGCGTAACCCGGCAGGGAGAGTTTGTCGGCGATGGTACCACTCAGTACGATGGTCGCGACACGTTCGGCAACAAGTTCGACCCGAAGGCACCCGGAAGCGGGAGCACGGGCGAGTTTTCTACCGTGACTCCGTTGACGCAAGTGCAGTTGGAAGCGCTGGCGGCTGCCAACGTTCCGGCGGCATCCAACACGGCACCATTGACGCAGGCTCAGTTGACTGCGCTGGTGGCAGCGGGCGTGCCAGCGAAGACGGTATAGGCTTTACGGCGGGGCTCGTTTCGCGGGCTCCGCTTTTAACTCATGAGTGAAACCGTAGAAATCCCGCGCGTAAAGGAAGGCGAGGATTGGTACGCCAAGAGTCCGGCGTGGTCTCCAGTCGAGCAGGACGGGAAACCGCTGAAGCCAATCATTCGCTGTAACTGTGGGCAGTGGTCAGGTATCGGATTGCATCACGTTCACGCGGATGGGAGGGTGACGAATTCATTCTTTCATGCCACGAAAGCGCAGCATCCGCAAGGTGACGATAGCGGCTGCGGTTGGCATGTGTTCCTGAAACTGAAAGACTACGACTGTGGAGACTTTCCGCCTGAGCATTCTTGAGAAGTTCAAACACTGCTCCACACAAGTGAACCTGTCACCGGGCGAGCAGTCGATGATCGTCGACGCAGGCAAGCAGTTGATCCCCGATGAGGACTTGGCTGGCAAGGGACGGGAACTCGCAAGCCACATCACGGTAAAGTACGGCGTCCTGGCGGCTCCGGAGTTGCTGGCGAAGGTGCTCTCGCTCTATCAGCCCTTCACGCTCACGCTGGGCGGAGTGGTCGCATTCGATGTTACGGAGCACTCGGAAGGCACGGCGCCCATCGTGGTTGAAGTGAAGTCGTCAGAGCTTGAGCAGTTGCACCAGGACATTGACCTGGCAATGGCGGCGAAGCCGGACGACTTTGGTTACAGACCTCATCTCACATTGGGGTATGTCCTTCCATCGAGCGCGCAAAAGTTCGAAGGCAGTCAGATACTCGCCGGGCTCCAGATCAAAGTTTCGTCGATCGCGCTGACGGACACAGAAGGCCATCAAACAGAATTCCCGCTGGGCGTCGAAGCGGCGAAGGTGCGCAAGGCAGACGACTCGGACGCTGACGACATGGCCGACGAGATCGACGCAGCCATTCAATACGAATGGGAGCAGTTGCCTACGGAAGTGCGCCATGCTCTTGAGCAGGCTTTCGCTGTGGGGCTGACGAAAGGCGTGGCGGAATTGAACGTCTCGGACGTGGCGGTAATCTCTTCACTGAATCAGACAGCGATGGATTGGGCAGCGGAGCGCGCGGCAGAGATGGTGGGGATGAAATGGGGGGCGGACGGCACGCTGATACCCAACCCCGACGCTAAGTGGCAAATTTCGACGACCACTCGCGATGAGATCAGGCGCATCGTTAAAGATGCTTTCGCTGACGAAACCAAGATGTCCGATTTGGAGAATGACATCCGCGAGGCCGGGGCGTTTAGTGAGAGTCGCGCTGCGATGATCGCGCGTACCGAAGTGAAATTCGCCCAAGTCCACGGGAATGCGGAAGTTTGGCGGCAATCAGGGCTGGTTAAGAAATTAGCCTGGTTACTCAGCGCCGATCACGTCGAAGGTTGCGATTGTGACGATAACGAGGATGCCGTAGTGGAGTTTGGTGAGCCGTTTCCATCTGGCGACCTGTATCCCCCCGTGCATCCTCGCTGCATTTGTAGTTGCATGGCTGCTGAGATCGAAGGCTTGAGTTAGCTAGCGATTCAGCGGGAAGTGCAGTCCGGGTCCGCCTCCGACCATGGACAGGAGCAGCCAGACCACGGCAATGACGCCGATCAAGGCCAGCACGATAAAAGCGAATTTCTGGATCGGCGGCGGCAAGAGTTGTCCGACCACGTAGTAGGCGAACGACAGCAAGATCACGATCACGACAAAGTAAACGAGAAGTGAGATCATTGGAAGTTCCTCCAGTCAAGAATGATGACACAAACGGCGCTGGAGTTGTTGAGCAAAATAGACCGGAAGCAGAAAGGCAAGAATGAAGCCACGCGTACTGAATCAGCCATCGAACCTCAGCCGCATCCCACGTGAGCAACTGGAGCAGCAGCATATGGCTCTACTCGCGGCAACGCTTCTACGGACTGAACGCTATCGCCTGTGCGCTTCTGAAGGAGCACCACGGTGGTCGGGCCTTCGTTCACATCTCGACCTTTGCGGAGACGCAGGGTTGGATGCTGGACATGATGCCGCAGAAGTCGCTAGGCAATATCCGCATGATCGCCGTGGATAACAACGGGCACGCGCAGATCGCAGATGACCGCCAGATGGCACCCACGGACGTGCCATGCTGCGCAGAAGGATGCGGAGCGCCGGCGACGTTCGCGGAAGGATTGGACGTGAACGGCAATCCGA